ATTCCTGCCGAGGCTGCTCTGCTCATGTTTGCTCTAAGTTGTGGAGGCAGACTAGAGCTATTAACAATAGCAATAGAAGACGCTCTACGAGCCTCTAACTCTGCTTGTTCTCTTTGCTGTTTTTGTATCTCAGATTCATAAGTACCTGCTGCACGTGCTTCCTCTGCTTCTGCTAATCTACGGGCTTGCAGGTTATTTGCCTGTGTTTCACCAAACTGTGCTACATCCAGTTGATAATTCATAGACTGAAGTGTATTCTCAAACTCTTGTTGTTGAGCTTGAGCAGCGGCTGCTTGTTGCTGTTGTTGTTCTGCCAACATCATCTGCTGAAGTTGTGCAGCTTGAGCGCCATAGCCTTGATTACGAAGTGCTGCTATCAGTGCTTGCTGGCCTTCTGGTGTAGCTGTATCAGCCTCTGACAGCATCCCTTGTATTCTTTCAGACTCTGTACGAATGTCTTGACCGAACAAGCCTCCAAAGCCCCTCCTAATCATATCTTCAATCATAGGAGCATTCTGTGCCTGTGCAGATATCAAAGGAGCTAACAACTGACCACCGCCTGACAAGCCTCTTGTAGCTAACTCAGCTCTGGTTAATCCTTCATTCCTAAGCTGCATAGCACGTTGTTGTGGTGTCTGTAGGATATCTGCAAATAAACTCTGTATATTTGTTAACATATTTACCTCTTAATAAACTTATCAAACAAACCGCCCAAGGCTCTATCAATGATACTTTGCTGCTCTACAACACCTGCTGCATTAGTTTTAGGAGAGGCAAAAGTATTTAACAATCCAGATAAAGCAGCTGATCTAGCACCCGCTGCTGTGTTAGCACCTGTCAACAATGCTTCAATACCTGACTGCCCTAACAATGCTTGTGATTGTAGTGCTCTACCTTGATTAGCTGCTGCTATGTCAGCTATGTTAATAGCAGGACTCATAGACGCTATTGCCTGCTGTTGTGGCATGTATCCCATCTGGAACAGGCTTGATCCAATGTTAGCCTTCTGAGCTTGTTCAGCCATTGACTGCTGCATAGCACCAAAGACATTAGCACTGCGCTGCTCTTCAATAGCCTTAGCCATTGCAAGCTGCTCTGGTGTACCACCATACATTGCTGTACTAACACCACCTCTACCTTGATTAAACAATCTATTCTCCAGAGCTAATCTTTCCCTCTCTTGTCCTGGAGATGTCATAGCCTGTAGACGATTGAATATCTGTTGTTCTCTTGTAGCGTCATTCTGTGTAGCACTCTGCAACAACCCTGCTGCTGTACCAAACAACTCATTCTGATAGAACTGTTGCTCAGGGCTAAGGCTGATGTTGTAACCGCCTGTAGGGTCTGTGTTGACAGTTGACAACCCTGTAGTAACAGTGAATGGTTTAAACTGCGATGCTGCTGTTATGTCACCTGCCAAAGCACTAGACCTAGCTGCCGCAGATTGACCGGCTTTCTCTGCTTCTCTTGCAGCGTTTTCAGCTATTGCTAAACCACCACCGCCCAACACAAGATTACCAAAACTACCCTGCCCTGCTTGACCGCTTAAAAAGTCCCAAATACTATCCATACCCTACTCCTTAATAAGTTCCACCAGTGATAGTGCCTATGGTGGCTGTACCGCTAACAGTTAGTGTTGGTATTGTCACTGTCCCTGTGAAGGTAGGTGATGCCTTATCTGCCTTACTATTAACAGCACTCTGTATAGCATTAAACTCTGTGTCAATATCCGTACCTACAACAACCTTCAAAGGATTCCCTGTTACCAAAGCATCCTTAGCTGCGAAGTTCGTAGCCTTAGTGTAATCAGCCATTATATAATCCTTCCTAGTAGTGCATAAATGTTCATTTCTTGTATGGAGAATGCTGAATTATCTATCGTAGCCTCTACGCCTATTGACACAGCAACACCACTACCTGATGTATTAATGGATGGTTTATTAATAGTTGTAGGGAATGTATATTCAGCATTTGTATTAAACTCAGAGATGTTATAGTTAGCGGGATTAAGGCTCGACACAAATGAAAACGCTTGCTTACTGTATGCTAGTGAGTAATCATAAGCCCAGTTTAGGATGCCGTTATTGCTAGTACCACCAATGGTAATCAATGACACTTTCTTTAAGAACTTTAAGTTAGAAGGATTATCAAAGGTTAACGGGTGACTAAAGTAACTCATCAGGTATGGAGTGGTGTTATCTCTATACCCTTGATACTTACCAACACCTCCTAAAGTACCTATGTACATTATACCACCTAGTGTTCTTTCATAACACAAAGGCACTAAACCTGTCCACGTTGTGGCTCTATAACTACCATCCTCTAGAGGTCTACGTGTATCAAAACAATAAGTAATCGAAGAGCTTCTAAAGGTAACTAAGTAGAAAGCATTCTCAGGACTGTAGTGACACTTAATAGGCTGTGAAGATATAGCTATTAAGTCTTTAATCTCATCTCTAACATTCTTGCTGATGTCACCAATAGGTACAGACTTCTCTTGAATAGTTCTACCGAGGCTTCTAACCCCTGTAGCATCTAAGAATAAGATGTCAGCACCAGTGTGTTGTACACTGTCTCTAGCAACGCATCCTATGCCGTTTATAACGTCTGCTATTGCCATTGTCGCTGGGTCTTCAGCACCAGCATAGACCAGAATAGACTTCTTCCCAAAGATGATTAGAAAGCCATTGTGAGCTGTCATGGTGACAATCTCATCATACCCGTCAGGCCACACTTCAGATACGTCAATATTACCTGAGCTACCCCCTGTCCAGATACTTCCGTTGAGCAGGTCTGACCAATACACTGTATGCTTATCAGCAGCGAAGTCAGCACACCATACTCTACCGTAGGCTGCAATAGCTGTATTAGCTTGTGGTGGTGTTCCTGCTGCTCCTGATACGCTACTCATTTTAGCTAGGACATCTGTAGAGCCAATGTACACTAGAGGTTCGTAGCCACGCTGGAAGAAGTACATCCTGTCATTGAAATTAACCATCTGCCAGTTGTTAGCAGTGATGGTGTAACTAGCAGGAGTCTTATCAACTAACGTAGCAACACCCTTGAGTATCTTGTTGTTAGCTGCTGTGAAGATTGCAGAGACACCAGCAGAGTCTTTATATTCTTTGATAGACTCTATGCCTATTGAACTACCAAGATTACTGTTGGTAGTTGTTGTCTCTAGTGTATAACCTTGTCTAGCTCCTACTCTACCAAACTTATCAATAACACAGTTGTTAGCAATAGCAGCAAAGACAGGGGATAAGCTAATAGGACTATCCTGTGTATTGATGCCAGCAAAGCCTGGAGCTGATATGTTAATACTCTGTAGTTGTTGTGCCATTACACAGTCTTCCAGATAAGTTCTTCAGGGTTCTTAGCAGCGTCTAAGGCTATGGCATCTGACAAGAAAGCCTCTGCTACTCCAAACTGCTCTGCTGCACTCTGCCCACCTGTCTCACCTCGTTCACGTAGTGCCATAGCAAAGGCTAGTTGAATCACAGGCTGGTGAGGTATAGCTAGGTTACTTGTCTCAATAGCGAGGTCTACAGGGTCTTTGATGACATTAAACACTAGGGCATAAGCTGCATCAGGTACTGGGTATACTTTAACAATAACATCACCACCACCATCTTCACCTGCAAAGGTGTAGTAGGCTGGAACACCATAAACAATGTCTTGTAGCTTTGTTTGTTGTTCAAACCATGTAGGGCTTTTGTATTCTAAGAAGATGTTATTAGTATCATTCAAAGCATTAACAACAACAGGATTAATACCACTGTTTGTTAGAGAATATGTAGCTACAGTGTTAGTTGTGTTGAAGGCTATTTCAACCCTGTATTGTGACCACCGCCAAGCACTATCAACGATAGTCTTAGCATCATTAACAAAGTCACCAATAAGCTTTGAATAGGATGTCTGTGCTATTGTTTGTACTTCTGATTCACGCAATCTGCGTAGTACGTTATTAACAATGTCTATGTATATCATCGCATTTGACTCCTTCTAAAAGCACCAAAGAGTGTGTTAACTTCAGGAGCTAGTGTTGCTGTAGACTTAAATAACTCTGGTGCAAACAAGTCACTAACTATAGACGCTGCTGAGAACAACCCTGGCGCACCGTCTTTACCGTCTTTACCGTCTTTACCATCCTTACCGTCACCGCCGTCACCACCGTCTTTACCGTCAGTGCCGTTAGTGCCTATTGGAGTAGGCGTAGGCGTTGGTGTAGGCGTAGGCGTAGGTGTCGCTGTAGGTGTCGCTGTAGGCGTTGGTGTAGGCGTAGGTGTTGGCGTTGGTGTCGCTGTAGGTGTTGGTGTAGGTGTTGATACAGGTGTCGGCGTAGGCGTTGGAGTCGGCGTTGGTGTTGGTGTTGATACAGGTGTCGGTGTAGATGTCGCTGTAGGTGTAGGTGTTGTAGTAGCAGCAGTCTTCTTATCTAACCAGAATGGAACACCGACAGACGCAGCAGCAGCTATGATATCAGCTATGTTATACCCTGAAGCAGTTGCTACTTCTTCAGCACTGACCTTAGCTTTGTTAGCTGCATCAGCAACAGCAGCAACACCTGCTGGAGAGTTACCAAAGATTAACTGAGCAGCAGCTATAGCACCTGCAATATCTACGTTAGGATCATTTAATACATTCTGCCATTGTTCTTGTTTAGTCTGAGTTGTAACTTGACCAGTGCCTGTACCTGTAATATCTACAGTGTCAAGATTAAGCGTGTCTCTCAAAAGATCAGCACCATAACGAGAGTTGGGGTTGTATGCTGTGCCTGTAAAAGTTTCAAATTCTCTGATTAAACTATCGCGTAATACAGGGTCTTGTTCTGACGAAACAGCATCCCATATTTGTCTGCCAATAAGAATTTGATTAGAATTATCCGCAGGCGTAGAACTTTCTAATCCTGTGTTAGTGCCAAACAAGTCTGCATCAGGGTCTAGCGATACAACAGTGTCTCCAACACCAATATCTCCAACAACAACACCGCCACCGCCGCCGCCTGAAGCACTGACACCGCCTGCTGTCTGTTGATTCATTATGCTACCAACAGCAGCATCAATAGCACTTTGTCCAGCAGCACTAGCAGCAGCCTGTGCAGCAGCTTGTTGAGCAGCACTGGTCTGTGTAAATGTTGGTGTAGGGATTGCTAGTGTTTGTCTGTCATCTGTTCTAACACCATAGTCACTAGCTCTAGTTGTCATCTTAGAGGGGTCTAGAAAAACATCAACACCTACGCTGCTGTGAGCTGCTGTTAATAACCCAGCCATCTGCTCTTGTGTTATAGCACCTGTCCTGAGCTTCTCAGCTAGTGTTGCTTGGAAGTCTGCTAGTTGATCTACAAACTGTACCTCTGCTGATTTATCTTTTTTAGGATCGTAGTTAAAAGTAAAACCATTTTCAGCTAACCACGCATCTAACACAGCTTGATCTACTTCAGGAGTTACACCTGTAGGGTCTAAGCCTAAGTCCATTGTAGAAAAGTCAGGGACAATTCCACCTAACAAACTATCATAGACACCACCACCACCACTAGCAGGTGATGTAGGACTCCATGTAGGTGTTCTAGGTGCTATAACAACTATTTCTGGTAGAGCCATGTCA